TTGATGCATTCGATGCCGACGAAATCAACGAGAAGACCTATACGGCCGTTACGGAAGAACTGAAGAAACCCGTACCGAACTTTGCGCGTGTCACTGCCATGCTGGAGGGCACTGCGAAGCCGAAGCGCGAGAAAGACGTTGGGTTGAAGTTCCAACGTGGAGAAGAGCCGCGTAAAACTCCGGTTTACCAAATAGTTAATGTGCGTACTGGGCAGGTTGTTGGTACTGCTAATACTTTAAAAGGCGCTAGATTAGCGATGGACCGCAGAGATACCCAATACGGCGGGTATGCTCATAAAATTGAAGTGCTTGACCCAGAAGCGGATATTCAGCAACGTCAAAAACTTCGTACTGAACTTGGCGCAGAACCACTTCAAACACCTGTAGCTAGAGCCACCACTTTTCAACGTGGAGAAGCGCCTGCTGCTCCGCAGGTTGCTCCTGAGCGCGTACAGCAAGTTGTTGCTGATACAGTACGTGGTTGGTCTAACCCACCCGCTGTCGTGGTGGCGCGTAATGTGGACGCCCCGGCAATCGCGCAGTTCCGTGATCAGATTCCGGAAGATGCCAAGGGCTTTTATACAAACGGCACGACATACGTGCTTGCTGACCGTGCACCTGACGAGTCCAGTATTCGTGGAACCGTACTCCATGAAAGCCTTGGTCACTACGGGTTGGAGCAGGAGTTTGGCGCTGGACTGCAAAGTGAGATGCAAGGTATTTACAACACCAATAAAGGTGTTCAGCGTCTTGCCGATGCACGCATGGCAAAGGACAAATCGCTTGATGCTGCAACTGCGGTAGAAGAAGTCCTTGCCGAGCGTTCTGAGTCTGGCCCAATCAAAGAACCCTTCCTGCGTTCAGCCCTCAACCGGCTGATTGCCTATGCACGGAACTACTTGCGGAAGAAGGGGTTTGTTTCCCAGTACTCCGACAACGACATCACCCAGATGTTGCGGCGTGCCCATGAACGCGTAACTAGCCGTAAGAAGGCTCCGTACGATCCGTTTGACCCAAATATCCGATACCAGCGCAGCCCTGCTGAACAGCGGAAAGGCGACCGTGCTTTCCTTAGCAGTATTGCCAGCATCCCGTCGAAGTTACCGAAGCCGACCAGCGCGACCTTCCAAGCCGCTACGGATGCTGCGTCTAACGCCACACCTGCAATGCGTCGGGGTTTGTACAGCACGCTGACTGCCCATGACTTTGACCGCATGTACGGCAAGCACACCAAGGGCTTTGGACAGCTTTGGAGTGAATTGAATTCTGAAGGTGCGTTCCTCCGCAAACAGGAGGATCTCATCATGGAAAACTACCAGAAGTGGGAGAAGATTCTTTCCAAGTACAGCCCTGCCGAGCGTGATCGTATTTTTGATACGTTCATGGCTACCACTACGACCAAGGTGCAGCGCACTACCAAGAATGGCAAGGTAGTCGAGAAGTTTGGTGTCGAGGTTCTGGATCTCAAAGACGACAAGCGCGGCATCAACTGGACAGCCGACAAGTCACACCCGCTGTACCAACAGTATCAGTCTTTGGTGCGGAAAGACCCCAAACTGGAAGAGGTCTACAAGGGCCTTCGTCTGGCGTACCTAGACTATGCGCTTGGTATTGAAGAAGTCTTGAAGCAATATCTTGCTCCGACTGAATGGCAGAAACTGATCAGTCAGTTCAACGAGAAGCGTTTGCCTGTGTACTTCCCGCTCTTCCGTAAGGGCGACTTCAAGTTGAAGTACGTGGACAACAACGGCGATACCGTATCGCTCCAATTTGAGACTCTTGGTCAGCGTAACAGAGCCGAAGCGGAAGCCCGTCGCGGCGGGGCTACGGATATCATGACCAGTCGTGTCGGTACGAGGGAAGCCGATGCAATCCCGCCGAGCGGGTTCTTTGGGAAGATCGTTGGGCAGTTGACCGAGCAAAAGGTAGACCCAGAAGTTATTACGTCCATCGTTAACACGTATCTGGATCTGCTCCCAGCACAGTCCACACTTCAGTTCGCCCGACAGAGAAAGGGTACTGAGGGTTACTCCAAGGACATGCTGGATGCGTATGCGAACGTCGGTAGTAGCTACGCTCGGCGTCTGACCAATTTAACGTATACCCCCAAGTTCCGTGCGGCGCAGGACAAGATCACTGAAGACTTGGAGAACGCCCGAAGCAGCGGAGCGTTGGATACGAACGTTGTTGATGACTTGCTGGATACAGTCGGCAAGCAGATGGAGTTCATCCGCGATCCAAAACTGAACAGCCTTGCGGCGAAGCTGAGTTACTTCAGCTTCCAGATGTATCTCGGTGCAAACATCTCCACAGCCATCATCAACTTGATTGATATCCCGACGATTACGTACAGCCGCTTGGCTGGTAAGCACGGTTGGGGCAAGGCGTTTAACGCTATCCAGAACGCTTCGACTGCGTACTTCAGCAAGAAGAAGTCCAAGGAAATGCAGGAACTTCTGCAACGTGGGCTTGATTCCGGTGTGCTCCGTGAGCAACAGCTTCGGGATATCGCTGAGTTCAAGAACGTAGGTTCCAAGTACGACCGCATCAAAGCCGGTGTCGAGCGTGCTAGCAGTTGGGCATTTGCCAAGTCGGATATGTTCAACAGAAACGTGGCATTCATGGCCGCGTACCAGCTTAGTAAGAAGACTCCTGAAAACGTATTTGACCAAAACGCTTTTGATGAAGCGCAACGCGCTGTGTACGACGTATATGGATCGTCTTTCCCGAAGGCAGCGCCACCCATCATGGGTAACGGGTTTGCCCGTACTGCGTTGACCTTCAAAAAGTTTGCTCTGATCCGTATCAACCTGTTGTTGAACGCCTATCGAGAAGCCACAAAGGGCGAGTCTCCAGAGGTTCGCAAGGCTGCACGCAGGGAGATACTGGCTTACTTCGGTACTGCCTACCTTTTTGCTGGTGTGCAGGGTATGCCGGTTGTTGGTGCGTTGAGCGTGTTGGCTTCGGTACTGAACGGTGCGCTGGGCGACGATGACGAGCCGTATAACCCTGACTTTGAACTGCGCGATGCGATTGGTCTGTTCAACTACAAGGGCCCAGCCAACTACTTGCTCGGTGTGGACTTTGCCAGCCGTACGGGTTGGACGGGTATGCTCTGGCGCGAAGACCCAAAGCGTATGGCTGAGGTCGGTCCTATAACTTATGCGATGGAGCAGTTCCTCGGTCCTGCGTACTCGTACGCTAACGGCTGGTTCAAACCAAACGGTGTCATCGACAGTTTCAGCGCGGGTGAGTACCAGCGTGGCTTTGAGCAACTCAGCCCGAAGGTAGTCGGCAATATCCTCAAAGGTATGCGGTATGCAGAGGAAGGTGCGGTAACTGCCTCCGGTAAGCCTCTGGTTGACGATGTGGATGCCTACAACGTCTTCATGCAGATATTCGGTTTCCGTCCGAGCGACGTTGCCGAAGCCGGTGATATTGCGGGAGCCACTACCCGTATGCAGCGCGAGATACTGGAGCGACGTAACTCCATCATCGCTCGTGCTGCTGTGGCCCGACTCAGCGGGGACTATGAAGGGTTCCAAGAAGCAGTTGAGGAAGCACAGGCGTTCAGTGCTACGTTCCCAGAACGTGCCATCACTTCAGAAACTTTGATGGGTGCGATCCAGCGTCGGCAGAAGAGTATTGCTCAGTCCGTGTACGGCATCACCGTAGACAAGAAACTCGCCAATAGGATTGCCGACGAGTTGGGACTGGAAGAGTAAAAAGGACCCCTGCCGAAGCAGGGGTCAACTCCTAGACAGGAGAACTAGAGTGCGTGAGCATTGTAGGAGCCACACGCCAAACTCGCAATCCATACATGTTGTTTTCCACAACATGTTTACACAAGACATCAACACGCAAGCGTTTTGCCTCGGCTAAAACCTGTTTCTCCATATCCTTGCGATCAAGGCATGGAATGAAGAACGACGTACCCGGTTTGAACTTACTCCATTCAACCAGTACTGGTAGGTTGTAAATCTTCATCTGGCACTGCGTTGATCAGTACGTCTTCGTTGAAGAAGTCCAGTTTGGTCGTATCGAACCACAAACAGGTAGTAGCCGCCGTGTTACTGGCAGTCGTACCCACGAACATCTTCTTGCGCTTCGTAGTTAACCCGCCGGGATGAACGATCAAAGCCTTGCACTTGACGTAGGGCTTCAGGGTTTCTTCAAAGTTCATCGACCGCTTGTTGCACTCGGCACGGTAGGCAGTCGCGGACACATACAACATCTTTGTGTCTGGCTCATACCGCATCGTCAGCGCGTTGCGAGGTTCCTTGATCGGCCCCTGTTCTAGCCCCGTACGCTTGTCTACTTTAGCGTTGATAACCAGCACTTCGTTGAAGTGATAACGGAAGAACTCGCCCAAGAACTCATCACCGTCGAACATGTATTCACGGCTCTTTATACGGGTCTCCTTGATCAAGCGAATACCGTAGTCAAAGACGGGCTGTACCGGGATATCGTGGAGTCCAAGTTTCTTGGAGACCAACCCACCCGTAATGGAGAGGGCAACGATCAAACTCCAGAACCGTTCTGACGGACGGATACCCGCAGCGATATCCACTCGGTCTCGGGTCTTGTTCAGTAGCTCCTTGACGGCTGGAAGTTGGGCAATGACCGCTTGAAAGTACGGCTCCGCTGCGTGTCCGTAATTCTCCATCAGGCGTTCAAAGTGTTCACGGGACCATGTAGCGTCGGCATCCTCTTCCTGCTCGACGATAATTTCCAACACGCGCTTCAACTCGCCGTCTGGAAAACCCTTGATGGAGAGCAATACGTCCATGACAGAGCGGTTGGAGGACGAGATAACACCAGTCTGGAACTTCGTATTGTTGTTGCGCTCGACGTTATCGTGCTGCTTCAGGCGGTGCTTGGCGCGTCCAGAGGTCACGTCATAGACTTGGTTCGACATGTCCTCGGCTGGCATGTTCGTGATCTCGTCCATCGTCACAGCGAGGTTCTGCATCACGCCAAGGCGGTTCATACGGACGTTGTATGTATCCTTCGGAGCCAGAGTCAGTTCCTTCGGACGCCCGTAGATGCTGTTGATCGCATGGAGGATCGTGGTCTTTCCCGAACCCGAGTTACGGCTCATCAGGTTGACTAGGAACCCGTCCAGTGCCGTGAAGCGCATGAGCGGTATGCCAAACCCCAAGAAGAAGGCGAATGCCCTATTCTCCATACCCGGCTTGCCGTAGTGGTTGATGATGTCCTTCCATACTTGGAAGTCACCCTTCGGCTGGAAGTAGTGAATGTTCGGCAGGGTCGGCGCAGACGGAGGGCTGTACAGGACTTCTGTAGCCTTGATCTCACGCTCACCAATAATCACTGAGGAGTCATCCTCAGTCCAACCAAACTGTCGGTGTGCCTTTTCTGCTTTTTCCTTCATGAGTTCATCAATCCAAGCCTTGACGTACTGCATCATCATGTCCTGCTTCTTGCCCAACATGACCAGCCCTTGCGGGGCTATCGCAGCCATAAACTTGTCCTTCGATACGACCGTGGTGTTAGGCATGATGAAGTCACGCACTCCATCCTTCGGCGTATGCAGACGGCATAAAATGGTGTCGAGAAGGTCAGGGTCAACCATGCGCTTCACGACATAGAAGTCGTATGGGTACAGGAGTTCATCAACCTCCTGCTCTTCGTCGTCCTCACCCTTACCCTTGCGTACGCTCTTGTAGTACACCCCACCGTTCTTGCCACGGAAGAAGGGGAACGGGAACTTCGGTATGTGGTACTCCCTGACCTCCTTAGTCACTTCCTCGACCGCAGTTACAACCGCATCGGCAGGAGCCTCCACCACCCGTTCAGCCAGCGCGATGGGGGTAGCAATCTTGTGTGGGCATCCCTCGCAGCCCACCGGATTCAGTATGCGAAACCGTTCGCAGGTATACGGGCCGTTTGTCCCATTAGCCATCTTCTCTGTGGCTTCAGGTGAATACTCGGGGTGTCCTTTGGACAGTATGTGGATAGCCTTGTCCCGGTCGGAACACTTCTGGGCAATACTCAACCCGCCGCGCCACATGTCATAACTGAGTGTGGCTTGCTCGTTGTAGATGTGCGCGATCTGAGCGCAGCCTTTGCCCTCCAAGGACATGACCAACAGGTCTTTGAACTTGGCTTCTTTGTTGCCCATCAACGCAAGCGTGACGGGATCAAGTTGGCGTTTGTACTGCTGCTTGTTGGTTGCAGCCAATACTTCAAAACTCGGCTCAAGGAGTTTATGGATGTCAGAAGATGATAGTTGCGGAGCAACGTGAAGCACCTCGACCAGAATCGGATTGGTCGGGTCTTTCACATGGTATGTCTCGGGGATACGCAGGATACGCGCAGCCTCACCCGTCACTACCGGATCAACGTCAAACTTGTGCTGTATGCACAGTGCCTTCAACTGCTCTGCATATGGTGTCCACTGGTCGCGTGGTAGTGCCTCGGTGCAAACCCAGTACAGGTGAGCACCCATACCCGACTTCACAATGGTCGGGCGCGGTAGTCCAGTAATCTTGCAGAACGCACGTAGTGCGAGGAGTCCCTCGTTCAGATCAGCAAAGGGCTTACCAGTACCGCAGTCGAGGTCGATGTAGAAAGACTTCAGCGCAATAGCGTTCTTGGTGGTACGACGCTCTTCAGGGCCGTACTTCGCCATAGCAAAAAACGCGTTGTACTGGTTATCTACAAACTCATCTGCGTGGTCTGATATCTCATCGATGCTACTGACAAAGCGTTGGCGGACATCCTTGTCCTCGCCATCTTCCTTGATGCCAACAGTACAATAGGACTCACCTTCTTCCAGCGGCGGAAGAACCAAGGCAAGAAAGTCCTTACGTGAAATCATAGCCGTCCTCAACCGTCAAAATAGAATGGGCAGGGGTGGACGGCACACCCTCTTCGGTAGCGAACCTAGCCCATCTAACTGCTAAGCTAATTTTTTGATTAGCTTCTCAACCTGCTCTTGATGCTTTTTTGATACTTCGCTTCTGCCGATAAACCATGAATACACAGTTGGTCGGCTGACTTTCAGATATTCAGCAACATCTTTAACAGGGATGTTGAGCCGCACACATATCTTGGCGAGTTGTACACCCAACAAGAATGGATTGGCATCATTGATCGCCTGTAGCATCAGCGTTGAATACCCATGCGTAGCCATCAGTCATCCCATTCAGCAAGAATCTTGGAGAGGTCAGGCTTTTCAGCAGCCTCTTCATTCTTCTTGGAAGAACGCTTGACCGGCTCAGCAACGGCCTCGACTGGCTCGGCAGCGACTTCAACAGGAGCAGCAGGTTTTGGAGCAGCGATAGCCTTGGGCTTGACGTTATCCGCTTCGGCCACCGTCATAGTGATGGCGCGTTTGGCGGCTTCCGTGGAGCCTTGGTTGATAGCCAGTTGATGCTGTCCAGCATCCAAGAAACTTACTGGCTTGAAGTTGATCTTCGGCGTGGCGCTGCCCGTATCAAAACGCATTTCCGTCACGACGGCAGTGATCGGAATACCCTTGCTGCCAAGCATCTTGGCATACGCTTGCAACGGCCACTTACCAGCCGCGCCTTCACCAAAGATAGACGTAGCAGGAAGAGTTAGTTGGAATACGTCGCCACCAACATCGTTCGCTAGAACGACGGCAAGACGCTGGCTGTATCGGCAAGCACGACTGTTACCCTGTCCTGAGCCTTGGACGTTCTGAGGACAGTCAATGCAACGCTTCGACTGCGGCGAGGATGCCTTCACATCGGGCACTTCACCATCGGCAGACCAGCAATCCGGTGCGCTGATCTCGCCACCTTCCTGATACTGCTGCGCGTAGAACGTGCGGGACACCTTGGGCGAGGCTGCGACGATAACCACGTTCATGTGGCGATCTTCGTTTGTTGCGACCTCCTTGCCGTTAATCATGAGTCGCCACACACCACCTTTGATGGAGATGCGACGAGAGGAAGCACCGCTTCCACCGCCCATGAGGGCTTTGGTCGTGTCGTCAATCTGTGCGGTCCGCAGGTAATCTGGCAGAGCCGTATTCAACATAGCAAGTTCGTTGCTCATATGCGCTCCTTAGCGTTTGGTAATCACAATGGTCTGTTTCATGTCTGCCTGTAACCCCGGCGGGTGAAGGTTTGGGTTCTCTTCAAGGAACTGCTCCATATTGGAGTTGTTAATCCGACGCTGCATCAATGCAAAGGCTTCATTCTCCTTGAGGAACTTGAAGAACGAATCCCAATCATTGGTCCAGTAGTGTTTATCTATACGACGCGAGATCGTACCGTGGGGAGTACGAATAGTTGACGCGCCTTGATCTTTGCAGATCACAAGCAACTGGTCAGCAATGACGTTCAGTTGCTCTTTCAGTTTGTCATCTTCTTCGGCCAGTTTCCTACGGGCGTCACGTATCTTAACGTAGACTTCCGCAAGTTTCTCTGCGTTCATTGCACTCATAGTATTCTCCTTGTAGGTATCAAATAAACTGGAGTATTCGGTTGTTCGGACTTATCTCCTGCTTTGACCTAGTTCGTCTGTTATGTTGATTTTGTGTAAGTGATACCGCTCGTAAGTTTTCAATTCGATTGTTATGTATGTCTCCGTCAATGTGGTCTAACACAAATGGCATAAACCCTCTTGGGTTGTGGAGACGCCATATCAACCTATGCTCCATGTAGTATTTTCCGTTTATCCCCACTGTGCGGTAGTTACCAACTTTACCTGACCCTGCTCGGCTACCGGCTTTTACACTTCCGTACCGTCCATTGGCTTTCCAAAAAAGTTTACCGTCCTTGTACGTAAACAACTCCCGGAGGATTTTGCAGTTTGGAATAGGCGTTCTATACTTCATGGAAGAAGTGTGACTTAACAAATCCACTATGTCAAGTGATGTCCTCAACAAAATTTCTGTACAACTCAATCAACTTAGTATGCACATCCAACTTCTGTGACAGCATCTTATAGATGCGCTTCTCAACAGGAGAGCCTTGCAAGTGTACAACGGTACAGGGATGGTGTTGCCCCGCACGGTGGACACGAGCATTTGCTTGCAAGTAAGTCTCAATGGACGTTATCGGACCCCACCAGACAACTACGTTGGCTGCGTGTAGCGTGACACCGTGTGCTGCTGCTTGAGGCTGGATGACAAGCACACGCGGGTTCGGATCTTCCTGAAATTTCTTGAACAGTTCCGAGCGTTTGCTTGCGGGTACCGCACCATTGATAATCTCACACGTAATGTTGTTATTACGTAATTCCTCCGCAATGATCTCAATCGCATGACGATATGGAGCGAATACGATTACCTTCTGGCTGGCTTCCTCGATGACCTCCAGTAGCGCACTCATGCGGTTCTTGGCATCGAACGCAACGATCTCTCCACTATCCGAGTAGACCGCGCCACACGACAACTGGAGCAACTTGTTCAGGCTCGCTGCGGCATTGACCGCCGTAATCTCCTCACCGGCAGCAACAGTCAACATCTGTTTACGAATCTCTTCGTAGTAGGTTTTCTGCTGCGTCGTCAGCGGTATGTCGCGCATGACATACGTCATCTCTGGCAAGTCCAGACACTCGTCCTTGGTGAACCGAATCGCCGGTTGCAAGGCCTCGTGAACAATCTGCTGTGATTGAGGGCGCGGTACAAATCGGAACTGGCTAACCTTGATCAGCACCCGGTCACGGAACGATCCAAAAAACTTCGGTACGTTGTTGGGATTGATGATCTTCGCCAGTCCGTAGGCATCCGTTGGCGACTGCGCTGCGGGAGTACCCGTCATCATCCAGACCCACGTTGATGGTGTGAGGATGCTGTTCAGTATCTTCCATCGCTTCGTCGATACGTTCTTGTACGCATTGGCTTCGTCGATGATGATCAGGTCAAACCCGCCCTTGATCACTGCTTCCTTGACGATATCCAGTCCGTCGTAGTTGCAGATCACAAACTCGGCATCGCCTTCCACCGCCTTGATGCGTTTATCCTTGGAGTAACTGTGTGCGATAGCGCACGTACGGTGCGTGGCAAACTTGAAGAGATCGTTCTCCCATGCCGACTGCATAATCGACAGAGGGCATAGCACCAGTACGCGCCGAATCAATCCCTGCTTCATCAGGTAGTCCGCTGCCCAGATAGCAGATGCGGTCTTGCCTGTGCCCTGCTCGTTAAAGCAGAACGCCCTACGGTGCAGTGTCAGGAACGATGCGGTTGTGTACTGGTGTTTAAACGGCTTCTGTAACCCCGGCCATGCGTAATCTCGCATAATCGGAGACGGTACGTCCTTGAGCCGCAGGTTCTTCAATATCTGCGCTTCTTCCACGCCCCACTTGACCAGCACATCAGTATCGTTCAGTTGCTTGGCAGTACGTATTACCGAGGTAATGCGCTGCGGTTCTCGCACTCTAATCAGTAATGCTTTGTTATCAATTATCTGCATGTCAGGCAGGTTTCCTGTCCTTCTGCCGCTTGTACGAGCGGTTAGCATGAACGCTAGTAACCTTTAAGTTACTGGTGCTAGTCGAGCCACCCTTGCTGAGCGGTTGCTTGTGGTCAACATCTTTACCGTCGCCTTTCTGCACACGCCCGGCCTTTATCATCTTGGCACGAGCCGCATTGCGCTTTGCGCGGTTCTTCAGTTGTTCGGGTTTGCCTTGGTAGTTGTCGTATTCACGACGGTAGTCACGTGCCATATTACTCTCCAATAACCTGTTTAACTTTGTGGGCTTCCTGAATGAGGTTCAGCATGTCGAAGAAGGCCGAATGTTCAATTGCGCCGTGGATAGTAAACGTCAGTTTTTTAACGTCTTGGTTTACCGCAAATACAGGCGGACCGTCGTCAACAAACGCTGCAACTGACATATAGTTACCGGATACATTCTCAATCGTGATTGTCAGTTCGTCACCGTTCGCACCACGGTTATGCTGAGGGTACTCATACTCGTAGTCATGGAACAGCGGGTTGTCTGTACCAGATTCACTCAGTTTAATTTTCATAGTTACTTCCCGTTATGTGTGCAGTCTTTTACCGGACACCACTTCCTGCACGTGAAGTTGGGGCGCGGATTCCATACATCAACTTCAAACGCTTTCTCAAGTTGAGTGGTATTGGTCAGCCACCGCTGCCAGTAGATATCACTCTTCTCCGCATCAAAGTCTCCCTTGACGAAATCGTTGGCTACTACAAACAGTAGGCCACCCTTCACGCGCTTGACCTGCGGGAAGTGCTTGAACACCGCCAGCGACAGGATTTCCAACTGCTTGGTGTCTGCGTACTTGGACGAGCCACCCGTCTTGTAATCAACGATTTTTGCAGAGTCACCGTTCAGGATAATTAAATCTGCTATGCCGCGCCACCAGACTTTCTTGTCGAAAAACCCACACGGCTCCAGATTGCGGGTCAGCCCCATCCGGTACTCGCACAACTTCTCGCCCTCGTAGGCGTTCAGTTTATCCAGTAGGGGTCTGATGAACCCAAACTTCTCGGGTATCGGCTTGCCTTCCTTGATGTAATCTTCGGCGGCTTTGTGTACGTCCAGCCCGTAGACCAGATGGTCACTCACCGGCTCCTTGATATCCTTCTTGACCTTCAGACGGTAGTACTTGTGAGGACATTGCAGGAACAAGTCCAACGATGAGTATGACCAACTGTACTGTACTGACATCAGCAATCCCCGTAACTTTTACCAACACCCGACTCGCAGTTGAGCGGTAGTGTCGCAGCCCACGCCGGTCGCCATCGCATACACTCTTCAACATACGCCTGTGCTTCTTCGGCCTCAGCCTCGGGAGCGATACAGGCAATCGCGTCATGTACGGTCAGCACAACTCGGTACTTCTTTGAAAGACGTATCATCTGTTCAGCGATTACGCATCTTGCTACGGCTTGGCAGATGTTTTCAACTACCTTTCCACCATAAATCTTAGTGACGCCCTTGCGGGTGTGATACTCGTACTGCTCTTTGCCGTCTGCGTCCGTTACCTTTCTCAAGCCTTCATACCGCTGCCACAGTCCACTAGGTAAAAGGAACCCGTACTCGCGGGGGTCAAACAGTACAGCATCTACCGCCCCGAACTGGCAAGCCCGGTTGATCACAATCGCTTCGATGCACCGCTGCCCTTGTCGCCAAAGTGCGGGGATGGATGGATATGTACTTCGGTAGACATCAATGACGCGCTTACACTCTTCCAACTCAACGTCTACACCGAACGTCTTTAACTGCATCTGGAACTTGGCAGCACCCATCCCATACCCGGCTCCAAGGATCGTGGTCTTGCCGACAAAGCGTTCGCCCTTCGTAACATCGTATACGGGTTTGTTGTAGATGGTCGATGCCATGATCTTGTAGACATCCTCACCCTTCTCAAACGCATCAAGCAGATCGTTCTGTCCTGCCAGCCATGCCACCGTACGGGCTTCGATCTGTGATGAGTCACAGTCGATAATGACGTAACCCTTCGGAGCCAAGATTGCCGACTTCAGTTTGCTTTCGCGGGGGAGGTTCTGGAGGTTGATCTTGTCATCCCCACCCCATCGTCCGGTATGTGCAGCGTAGTACTTGATGGGTACTGGCAGGGGGCCGCGTAACGCGATATCTATAAACCTCTGCGTACGTGTCTCTTCAAGAGTGGTTTTCGTACCCAGTCGAGCCCCCACTAGGGTCTGGATTCTGGGGTCTGGGTGGGAGAGAAGTTCCTTGAACGCTTCATCAGTCTTGGCAAACGCCCAAGCCTCCTTCCCAGTACGTGCACTGATCTTTTTAGGAGGCTCCACGCCTAGATCTACCAAAAGCTCTGCGAACTTGTCGTTGCTCATCAACGACTCGCGGTCAGCGTCAGCCGCAGCCAGTAGCGCAGCCTTCTTCTCCTTGACCGACTCCAGATGCGATTCAAGCAGCGGCAGGTTCAGTTCAAGCGTCGGCTCGATGAACATCCGTAGCGTCAGGTCGATGACTCGGAGTTCTCGCGCAGGAAACCCAGCACAAAGCCGATTAAACAAAGAATAGGTAAGACGAGCGTCATTAACGCAATAATCAGAATAGCGACTAAGTTCTTCAGCAGAAAAATCCACACGGCGTTTACCCAGCGCGTTGATGACTTCATTACCCTTCACTCCTAGTTCATATCTTTCAGCGAGGGCTTTGAGGCTACCGCCCGCATCCACACCATGTTTAGCCCGCGCCATGCACAGCGTATCTAGCCAGCCTTTCGGTTTGATGCCGAACTGCCACGACAAGATTGCTCCGTCAAATTGCATGTTGTGCGCGAGGACAAAAAGGTTCGGCCAGTCAAACTTGGCTAGCCAATCTGCAACTTCTTTATGTGTGCCACTAAACCACTCCGGCGAGGAGTCATTCAACGCAGCGGCTACACCAATAACTTCAAACCGATCATCACGGATGTATTCCTCCGTGGTCATCTTGGACAAGGAGAACTCCTTGTCGTAGTACGTTTCAAAATCAATCGTTAGGATATTCATTCTTGCACTCTGATCTGTTTCCACCCCTTCCCGGTTTCAACGAACCCGGCTATTGCTAGGGCTTCAGGGGATCGGCATTGTCCAAACTTGTATTTATGTGCCCTGAAGGACTCGGGTGTTGCGAACTTACGTTTGCACTCCGTACATCTTCTTTCTTTTACGACGACTACCATTCTTCAGTCTCTCCACTTCAGCCCGTAAGTATTTGATCTCGTGGTGGCACTGCCACAACACGCTACCCACCGTCAAAAACTTCATCTCTGTGGTCGTTGATGCGTCATTCACCTCGTTAGGTAACGCCCGTATCAAATCCAAAATGTCATCTTCAATTTCCACTCTTCTTTCTCCTTTTGTGTATTGCTCTTCTTGTCTCGTGCCAGTGGTATATCCGGTGGCAGTTAGAGCAAAGCGGGATGCACTTCTCCTCGGCCTCCTTGATTGCCTCCAGTACATTGTTTTGCTTTAACGCTAAATGATTAACGGATCGCTTACCTTCTTTGATAACGTGATGAAAGTCAATAATCGCAGGATGTTTTTTGCGGCAGTGACTACACCGTTGCTTCGTCTTGTATGCAATCCACTCTTGTCTGTTTTTATCCTTTGCTCTCTTGACCTTTTTGATGATCTCTCTTCGGTTCTTCTCGTACCACTTCCGTGAATACTGTTTCTGCATAGCCAATCGCTTGGCTTCGTCCTTGAATGGCATGAACCCCCCTCAAAGTTTCTTCCTCCAGTACAGCGACCTCGCGTAGGAGTACAAAATCTTGGGGGTGTAGAGCCTGAAGCCACACGAGATCAGGTTATTGGCACTCGGTATATTGTCGGTGGTATCCGACACAGCCCATTTATACCCATGCCTTCTCGCCCATTGAACTCGTAACCGGATCATCTGCCGCTGAATTCCGTACCCCCGGTAGGCACTCAGCACACCGCAACGACCCAGATATATACCGTCCTCCATTTGTTGTGATGGCGACAAACAACTAAATCCTACGGGGGTAGCCCTGTGGTGCGCCATCCACCATACCCCGTCCTCTGGAAAGTAAAGGCTATCGGCTGGCAGACACGCCTTCTGCAAGACTTTTAACTGTCGCTTGACCCCCCGGTCTGAAGGATCAACTTGCCCGTAGGTGATCTTCATGGGGCATAATTTTACCCTATCCTTTCTGCCCTCGCAGATGCTCTAGTTCAGTCCTCAAAGTACTCAACTCTAACGAGAGGACTGTAGCCTCGTCGAATAGCCCCGCTCTCCGTATATTCTGCAAGGATCGCTCGACGCGCTTCTGCTGACTTTGACCATAACCCCAAGGGGCAGCACTCAGTTCGTCTTTCCATGCGCCTGACGGGGACAGGTTGTCGATTGTCACTGCTCCGCTGTTCGGCTTTAATTCGTTCGTCATATTGCTTGATTCCTCGGTTCATTGCCTTCGCTAGATACTGAGGCGGTATACCCCATGACGCTGCTAGTTCTTTATATTTAACGCATTCGCTTCGGTCTCTAGCCTTTTGCCTGTGTTCCAGTAAAAATAAATACTGTTCATACGAAATAACCAAGTTGAACCTTGACCGTTTCGTATACGTTTTACCCTCGATTTTCTTTCCTTGTTTCATCTCGCACCAATACTAGTAACTTGCACATCACATGTGACTGAGAACGATTGTTTTTATCAATATCATACTGCTGAGCGTACATCTCGATGATGTCCCACCGAATGATCTCAAGATCACCGTTGTCACCAATCTTTGCCCATATCGTCTCGCTCGGCACAGCCTTCACATGGGCTTTGTCCATGATGAGTTCAGCGTACTCTGCGTCCTTCGGCGGCTTCACTGATGCTTCTACTCTTGCCATGTCACATCTCCTTTGCTACTGCTAACCATTCGTCGGCATATTCCACGTTGCCCCAGTCTTTGAACCACGGGCCACCTCGTGTGAAGTGAACGGCCACCGGGTTCGGGCAGTCGTTCTTCGTATGCCACCCTTCCAAGTAGTTGTATGCAATCGGCAGTGCACCGATGTGCGTCCCTGCCCACTTCAGTTGATGCAAGTACATCCCAGTGCCGATGTTGACCTGCTCCAGTGTCAGCCCATGCTTCACGCTATCGTGGCCGCAGTTGAACAGCATCAGGCTCGACCAATTCTTTCTCGGGTATTGATGCTGTACAGCACCATCCATCTTGTGCGTTTCCTTCGGTTCGTACCTGTGCTGCACCACCATGACGGGAACTTTCGGATCAGCGTAGTCCATGATCCCTGCTACGTCGCCTCGCCAGAGAAAGTCACAGTCCATGAACAGTGCCCACCCACTGTATCCTGCAAGATACGGCACGAGGAAACGAGTAAACGAGAACTCGGTGCTACTTAACGGGTCATGCTCCCGCCAGTACAGGCCGCGCTCACGCATATCCTTCTGCTTGATCGGGGTGATGTCGAGTGGTGTAGACGTATGTCGGAGTAATGATTCTTTGCACACCTGATATGCAATATCCTCACGACTGTCCCAACCAATAAAGACTTTCATCACGCTACCTCAAACATCTTTTTACGATCCGGCCCTTTGAAGTGCAGGATCTTGGCGTCGTCGGTCTTGTGTTCAGGTAAACAACCATACACAGACTCGTTCATCTCGCTCACTCGCTCGGGGTACTTCTCGGCATAGATACGCAACGCTTCTTGATCGCCATACCACTTGCGGAACTTCGGATCGAGCGTGTCGTAGATCGCCAGTAAGTCCTTCCATACCTGCGGATTCTTGGCAACGACTGTGCAGCAGATGTACGGGTACACCTCATCAATCGTCTTACCTTCGTACTCGGAGAAGTTGATCCCACGTTGGTCAATGTTAAACACACCGTCACGCTGAAACTCTCTTCGCAGAAACGCTACGTGCTTGTATGGCTCCAACAAATCTTTCACCACGATCTCGCCCTGCACCAACATATCCGTATCCAAATACATCACCGGCAGGATAGAAGTCGCATAAGTCTCGGCATAAGCCTTGACTCGGTGGTAACACAACTCTTCCCGATTAACTTCACTCTCCACTCGGCGCGTGATACCCATCACATCTGGTGTGTAGCAATCCGTATACATCGTGATGAAGGCATTCGGGTTGTGTCGTAGCAGCGACTTCACCATCTTCTGTGGCTGAGAAATGTCATCACCCACGTGGAAGAAAGCAAAATGGTTGAACATGGGATCGCGCAGTTCATACATCCGTTCTAACTCTTCCTTGACCTGCTTCACCTGCAAGTCCCACGGCGCGTTCATGTTCTCGCGTTGGAAGATGAGAACCTTTGGATACCACAGACTGCGATGCCCCTTGCGATTGTTCCAGTACCATAACTTGTTGGCATCGAGCAGCATGACAGGCTTACCTATCGCAGCAGCCAGATGCACGTTGGCATTTGACGGAGAAACGATTACGTCACACAACTCCATAAGCGCAGCGACGTTCTCCAAGTCCAAGAAGGTGTCGATGTGCGTCGTGATCAGGTTCGGGTGAAAGTCCTTCGCTTCGTCCTGCGGCTTGCCATACTGAAGATTGATGAACACAGTCTCGGGGATGTCGAACAGCGACCTGAACCCTTCTAACCCCACAGACTTGTGCGTACCAATAGCAGGTGCGGTGCTTGCCCATGACAGGCCGATCACTCGCTTACCTTCCAACTTCAGTTCTTTCTTCAACAGTCCAACCCGGTGCGGGTCAGCCTTGATGTAGCCTTCGCTACGGGTCGGCTCGATGTCACGTACACTGTTAATAAAGTATTTACCCATGCTTGCGATGGGAATGTGCGAGTCATGCTCCGACATCTTGACCTTGGCATTGTGCGGCAGGAACTTGACGTTCTCGGCCTTGCACCCACGTTGCAATAGCGGGGCTAACCGCATATCAACCAAAACAACAACGGACTCGACCTCCTTCGCCAACGCCTCGATGAGCGATGCGTAGAGAATCTGATCACCGATGCCCTGCTCCGTCCACACAATCGGACGCTTCAAGCCAAGGCCACGCTCCCACTGAGGATGGATCGTTGAGATACGTGGAGAATTAAATACCTTGCTACCCCAACGTCGCTCATAGCCTTCCCATCCCGCCTTGAAGTCACCCATCTGTAGAGCAAGCAAACCCAGAGTCCAGCCCGTGTCATCGTTGGTCGGGTCGAGACGTTGCGATAATTCAAAATACTTTCTCGCAGGTTCCCACCTGTGCATCTCCCAGTGGCATCGTCCGGTCTGAAGTGCGGATGCGACAAGAGCAGGGTGAATCTGGTTGATGTTCTCAAGGATGGCGATAGCCTCGTCATACTTGTTCTGCCCTGCTGCTTCCAAGCCTTTGTCAAAGATGGACTTCGCCGCATCTGCTAAGGTTTGTCCTTTCTTTTGACTCACCAGTAATCCCTCCCGCTACGTTTCGCTCCCCATGCAGGGGGCGGCACGTGTGACCATTCACGTTTGCGAAACTCATCTGCACGTTTGAAGAAATCTAGTATCCACCTGATCATTTACTCTCTCCCCTCGCACGGATGGCTTTCGCAATGTAGGTCGCAGTGCCGTTAGTGTCGTCAATTTCTCGCGCTACTAATTCAACCACCTTCACACACGCCTCCCGCTCGGCTGCGGCAACGAGGGCGGCGAATTCGCAAACGTGTTCAACACACATTTCGTATCCAAAATCCCACCCCGTTTGTTGCGCCATTCGGATGATGTCGTCGCGGGTCATGTCATGTTCCTCCCAATTTCTGCTGCGGCACGCACGATGGCTCGGCGGGTGGCGGCGTAGGGGTCGTCTAATACTCTTTCTGCAACAGTCACTCGGTCATCGCGGCGTCTAACATGCACTTTTGAATCATCCGTATCCGGCGTAAAAATCCACAACGCTAACCTCACCGCCAACCGCAGCGCATCGCCGTCGTCGTCGAGTGGGTTCCATTGCGTAGTCCCTTTCCCAAAATCAAGCATCAACCCCGGCAAGTCTTCCGGCCAGTTGTCATCAATCCAAGTTGCGCCAGCCGCTTTTGCAGCAAGTTCAAGTAGTTCTCGGTCGGTCATGTCATCGCGGGTCATACACTCTCCTGCGGCACAAATTGCAGCAACGTGAACGGCAGTGATACGGCAGTCTTCCTGCCTTCACGCGGGTAGATCAGTAAACGGTTCGCACCATCCAACATCATCGCGTTGACCACACCCTTTTCAGTTCCTTCAAAGTCATCAAACACAAAGATGGTCTGGTCATGAATGATCTGCGGGAAGTATTGGAAGTCCTCTTGCTGCAACCGGCCGTCCAGATACAACAAGTCCACACCAACTTTCTTCTCAGCCATGTCCTTGAACATTTCAGTTGATGATGTCTTCGGATATTGATGGAGCTTCGTATCGCTTGAATCTACCTGTATCCGATTGGATACATCACACGTGTAGATGTCGGCAGACGATGCACCCAACCGCATAGTCCTAGTAGACACGCCGATAAACGTACCTACCTCGGCTATGACCTTTGGCTGAAAGAACTTGGCTAACTTGTATAATTCAACTGCATCGTCATACGGGACTGATCCGGTGTTGTAGTCTGCGTCAGCCCGTAATTTCTGTTGCTCCCAAATAATCTTCTCAATGGTTTCGTACGGGTACTCCTCTACCTTCTCGTCCACGATGCTCCAGAAGATGTTGCTGAATCTTTGGCGTCCAATCTGTACAGGATTCATTACGATACCCTCAACACTTCAACGACCTTCTTGTTTTTATCCTGCGCGGTAACAGCACTGCCCTTACCCCACAAGACAACGGCGCGTGACGAAACACCACTCACGATAGCATTTGGTGAGAACTGCCCGAACGGAATCTCAACCGTTTGATTCGGCTTCAAGTCCTTAATGTACGGCATATAGTGCTTGGTAATTGTTCCATGCGGATACAGCCGCTTGGAACGCTTCTTCTTTGTCGATATCTCCAAGTCACCCTGCTGATGTACCGTACCGTCAGGCATGATGATGACGTATTTAGCACCTGCGGCCTTGAGCGCGGCCAACGAACGCTTGAGAATCAAAGACATTATGCTTTCTCCCGTACAGAAATTTCACGATCCAAGTACCAACGAGCCTTCTTCAAATCCTCGATAGGATCAGTCGCCTTCCTACCAGCACGAGCGACGTACTTCACCACGTTGCCCAATCGGTAGTTCAAATCCTTCGCCTCGATGAAGTCGATGGTCTCGATGCCACCGGCCTTGTAGTGCGCGGGATGGTTGACGGGATCGGGCTTGTCTTTAATCTTGTCCAACGCATCGAGCGTAGACTTCATCTCTGTCACCGCATCAATGATCCTCGACGGCTTCTTCAGCCCCGCTTTTGTAAACACCTTGTTTACAAATTCAGAGTTACGCTTGGTTTTCCATCTGACCTGATGCACAAGATTCGGCGTTACTCCCAACTTCTCGGCTACTTCCTTTATGGTCAGTTCCGGTCTTGCCGCAAGCATCGCATTGATGCGCTGCGTTTTGGTCTGCTTCTTCTTCACTCTAGTCACTCCTTCGGTTGTTAGACATCACTCAACTTGTTTATGAACTTACCGAACGCAGGGCCATCTTCAAGCACTTTGTAGCGTTCGTTACTTTTGTTTACCCGCTTGCACAATATGCCTTTGTCCACCATGCGTTTGACACGCGCATGGATCGTCGCAAACGACGCGACGGGAATGCCAGAAGAGAATTGCATGATAGTTGCACCCCCCTCGCTCCGACGCTTCTCGGCAATCGCACCAAGAATCGCTACGTCTACGCCGTCCAACCCAAACTCATGGGCTACGGCAAGCGCGTCATTTAGTTTTTCCAACTTCATGCTTTCTCCTCACAACTGAATAATAGTTATATCTGTTCTTGCGATACCGCAGATAAATCAATCCTTCTTCCTGCATCCACTTGATGTACCGCAACGCATGGCGATATGTGAATCCGTACGTCTCGACCAGATCGGTTGCCGTGATTGCAAACTGTGATCTTGTCAGCCGCAGTATCCGACGCGCCACGCCGTAGCGTGTTTTAGTTCGCTCCTTCTTCACGTGTTAAATCCATCAGAGCCGGTTGCGCTTGCTTGTAGACCACGTTGTCCATCACCAGTATGAACACGCCGATAGACGTATCATCAACAATGAACGCATGACCACCAGCAGCAACGATGTGATTCAGGTTCTTCATCTGCAACGCCGTAGGTTTGTTGCCTTTAGCCTTGCACTCGATACCTATAAACTTACCGTCAACACACGCCACAATGTCTGGTACTCCAGACGATCCGTACCCACCCGTCACCGGCATCAGGTAGTACGTCTTAGGATATTTCAGCAGTATCTTTTTTATGCGATCTTTTACTTTGCTTTCCGGTGTCGCTGCCATAGGTCAACTCCAGTAGGTATTGGTACTCATCTTTGTCTAAGGCTACGATCAGGTGTCGATCACCGATCCACGTACCCATTACGTTTGTGTTGTCGTAGTCACCCCGCCTGATCTTCACCAACGCCAGTTTCTCTGCAACGTCGATATGTAAACAGTGTTTATGACTGTCGAATCGTGTTGATTGCTGTTTGCGCTGATCAAGCAGGGTGTAGTAACGGTACTCATCACCATTGGTTTTAAGGCTCACGCTTAAAAGCCATCTACTACATTTTATCATCTTTGCACTCTAACCCACCGTTATTTGCAGGTCAACTATTTGTATATCCAAAAGTTGCAAGTGTCAATCCTTACACCCACCTCACCAAGCATCGTCTTTGGTGCGACCATTTTGAGTAGCGCAATCTTTGAACGGTAGTTGTCGTCAAGCGTGTCGTACAGTTGTGTACAGATGTTTTCAGGTTCATCCCATGTATTAGTCATTTTATTTACGGACACCATTTCATCGGGATTCACCAGTACGTGCAGCGTCGGGTTAGTTGCCTTACTCCGCTCCATGTGCTGCTCGGCCTTGGCAATAAACTCTGAGTCCTTGAACTTGTTGAACTTGGAACTTTGATACGGCACACCCGTCTTGATGTAGTTGAGAATGTCCTCCAACACATCGTCGCCGCACACACTTCGCTGTGCCTCACGTATGTCTCCGTAGTATTGGTTTCTCCACGTGTATACGTTGTTAGTCATGAGATCGTATGACGTACGCGAAATAAACCGTGTCGAATGCGGTACGGCATACTCCTTCAGCCACCGTCTGATCTTCGCCCCATCGGATGACTTGCGAGTGTGGTAATCAGGATTGCTGTGATTGAACTTTTCGTTGACGATCATCGGACTCCAGATTTTGTACGTGTTGCCATCCACGGCATACAAGGTCAACACCGGCTTATGTGTGAACCGATCATCGTAGATTTCCACACAGTGAGTCCCATCCGACTCCACACGCAGCGGATATCGGCTCACATGTGTGCGCTTCAAATCACGCATAAACAAGTTTAGCCGAGCCAGCCGGTCGCTATCTTCAACTCGTCCAGTAAGCATCTCTGTTCTCCTATTTATAAACAGTGTTTACATCTAGCCGTTAAAACATACTCAGGATTTCATCGACACGTGACTTCACATCGTGGCGTACCGCATCGTGCTTGCGTAACTCCTTGGCATCGACACCGATCAACGCCTTCTCCAGTTGTTGTCGTGCCTGTTCCAACTTCGGATCGTTAGTCACATTGAGTCTCGTCAGCATGACGCACAGATCAAGCGCGTTAGTTACCAACGTGTCACGGAACACTTGCTTCTGCTCACCCGCCAACTTCTCGGACATATGTTTCAGGCAGTCATGCAGCCGCTCCCATGCGTCCTTCATCGCCGCATTGATACGCTCGTCGGAAATCTTCTGGAGTTCCTCACGGTACTCGTTCGGAATATCCACACGGAAGTCACCGGCATTGGGCACAGGGCTGTACACAACACGTATAGAGTTCTTGCTACGCACCTTTTCAGCACTCGGGTAATCATTCGGATTAAACAGATCACCCAACGTGAACGCAGCCGCACTCACAAGGTCGTCGTACTGACTGACGAATTCCTCAAGCGCACCGTTGAAGTTGGCTTGGAAGTCGGCGAGTCCCGCCTTGTAATCAAAGAAGTTACTCATCGGTAGCAGCCGTGTACCGCTATCGCTCCACGGTAACGTGTTCTCGTAGTGATACTGACGCAGCAAGTTAGCCGCCGCATGAAGCGCGTCCAATGCCTCCGTACCGGCGAGTAGTTTCTTGTGGTAGTTGCCTGCGCGGGTCTTTGTGTTGTTCGACGCATCGACTTGTTCAGACACACGCTTATCTAACTTGCGACCAGTCCACACAGAGATGTTCAGGTCAACCAAAACAGCACTATCTTGAATCATGATTGCACTCTCCTATTTATAAACAGTGTTTATTGAATCGTTACTGACTTACCAACAGACGCCGTGATGCCCACCGTAGTGATGCCCCACAGCACAGGACACGGCCACCCGCTGCCCCACGTACCCACATACCCATCGGTCAACACAATCGCGCACTCGGCCTTCATGTTCTTGGCCTTCATGTACTCGGTGATGCAACGTGGATCAGTACCACCACCTCCACGTGGCTTGGTGCTACGCAGGATTTGATCAAACTCACCACGGTCGTACTTCTCGTGCTGACACACAGCCGTATCCCAATACAACAGATCAATACCCTCGGGCTTGACCGTATCGCAGATAGCCTTCAACTCACCCAAGAACTGACCGATCTGCTCACCGTCGATGGAGCCTGACGTATCTACTGCCACAACAATGCGACCGATAGCCGTACTGATACTGGATGGCATATAAATATCTTGGCCTATCCACCTACGTGCGGGCCGCCTCCATGTGCTCTCATCACGATCCGCACACACAGACTTGACGAACTCACGCAGCACCTCACGCCAGTCCACCTTCGGAGTCAGCGCATCGGTCACTTCGCGTGGCACGTTACCCTTCATCTTGCCAGCGAGAATCGCACCCTGACGTAACGCTTGGTCAACGTCACGCACCAGAGCCTCCTTCTCTTCCTTGCTCATCTGCTCACCAGACTCCCAGTCATGGTCGTCTAGGCCACCGCCTTGACCGTCCTCACCTTCTGATTCTTCATCGCCGCTACCTTTGCCTTTTCCTTCCTCCTTCAACAACTTGTACACCGTACCGGCATCCATGCCACGGAACCGCTCGTCAAAGCATCCACCCTCGGGCAACTTCACAAACTTACCTTCCACATCGGAGTCGTAGATCATCAGGTTGATCACGTAGTCACACGCCATGTTTGCAAGGCGCGGGTTCTCCTTCCACAGTGGCTTCCAAATCTCCAGATGACGGAACGCTTTGTGTTTGTTCTCGTGCAGGATCAGACCACGCAACTCCTGCTCGGTGAGTTTGTCCACAAACTTGCGGCCATACTTCACATCACGCCCGTTGGTAC